ATATAATGAAAACCTTCTGGTGGAATAAATTTCAACAGTGATCCAGGTACAATTGTCTGTAGATTATTAGCTGTAAACCCTCCTACTGCAACTGCTGCATTGTCTTGATCTATAAGAGTTCCTATGTCACGATTTGTTGCAGTAGTAAAACTACTCCACGAAGCGTTTAGATCGTTAACTAATAAATCAGGATATTCACTTAAATAAAAATTGCGCAATTTGTTCGATCTAACAATTTCTTGTATAGTGTTTACTATTATTCCTTCTATATCACTTTGGCTACTAAAACGAAAGTCTTGTTTGGTATTATAAAGTTCTTTGTATATTATTCCGTCATCGGCATAGAGTTTAGTCGTACTGTATTTTCCACTAGGATCATTCAAATCAAAGTATCTACTTATCCCACTTGAAATCCTATTCACACTTCTTGTTTTGATAATATCCTGGCTGACCGACAAAGGCCCAATATTATAATCTTCCCCAGTCACAAGTCTATTTTGTGTGTAGTAAGTAGAAGGCGCATTAAGTTTTATTTCAGCATTAGATTCAGACCTAGAACCATTGGCCACATTGTACTGTAATCTTAAACCAACTGTTAAAGTTTCTTGCGCACCGCTTTTGCTTTGATATGGAATACTTATATTTACATTACCAATGGATCCAGGTGTGATATTAATAGAATTATTTAAACTTGTTCTGTAGTAAATTCTAAAGTTACCTGAAGGTAAATCGCCAAATACACCATCGCTGAATACAAGGTTAATCCTGTCACCAACTCTAGTTTGTACTGAGTAAATATTTCTTACTTGGTTAAACAAACTATTATAAATTACGTTGTTTCCTTCAACTGCGTCTAATTTTGTCCATGCATTTGTTTCAATACCTTTTGTGTCAATGTTGTATAACCAAACATCACTATCATTTATATTTGCTGCATCGATTGCAACTAATTGGTTAGGAACAGGGCTTGTAATATTGAATGTGCCTTGTTGTAAATTTCCTTGTCTCATGTACATGAAGAAACCTGTATTTGTAGAACCTGCTCCTTGGCCGTCATCTCTAAACAACATTGCAGGGCTAGTTCCAGGCAATGGTGGTTCTTCAACAATGTTTGTATTGTTTATATCTGAACTTACTACTTCAAATTTTACATTATTTCCTTCTATAACTTTTGTAAAGGGAAATATAGCACTGTCTGTATTGATAGAATTGAATCTATATTTTTGGGTTGCAACACCTTCTATATTTAGAGCTTTGAGAGGATTGCCTATTTGATTAGAGACAGGCAATGCTGCATTTATAATTTTTGTGAATTGTTCAAAATAGTTTGCATTTGTATTATCGTTCCATTTTACAACTGTATTTGATAAATTTAAACCATTGCTATCAAAGACAGACTCACTAGTTTTTACAGATGTAATTTTTAACAATCCGTTTGCTGCTTGGTTTCTACGTGATTATAAGATAGCATACGTGCAAGACGTAGCACACTTTCTCTGCGTTCTGCTGTTTCTAGAAAGTTTTCTCTAGCATTCAGGTCAACACGGAATGATAAGTTTTGCCCAAGGAAAGCAATCATATCAATTAGTGCAAGATATTCACTAGATTCAATATAATCGTTAAAATCTTCAGGATAGTTCTGACGCAAATAGTTAATCATCGCTCTGCGAAGATTATCAAAATCATAGCTTTGAAATTCTGCGTTTCTAAAGCTTTGGTATACTCTTTTCCAGTCCTCTGCTACTAGCAATTTTGACTGTCTATCACTTGAAGACATACGTTAATTCCTTATTATAGAGTATTTATGTGAGATAATTATCTGAGTATTTAATTTACTAAACCAATGTTTTGATCAAAACTAAAACGCATTTGTTCTGTTACTGCATAATCTTTATAGGTTACTGTTGCAATAACCTGTATACCATTTTCATAAGTGTCAACATACACTTCTTCTGCTTTTATCCTTGGGTCGTAATTTATAATAAATGTAACGTTTTCTACAATTGCTCGTTTTAATGCCGGAGTAAAAGGTTCGAATAAAATATCCCATATAATACATCCAAAAGTTGGATCTCCTAATTTCTCTCCTTGGCGAATATGGAAATGATTGATTAGGTCTTGCTTTATAATTTCAAAATCGTAACGCTTGAACCCTTTACTTGAATCGCCTGAATAGAAGCCTCTATAAGCCCTTGATGGTTTTGGCTCGATGTTTGTACTAGGAACTTGTACCCTTTTGTAAATATTTTGTTCTAATTCACTCATAACGTATTTACCTACTGTACATTAGACGTTCCGTCTGCATTTTGTGGGCCAGGATCGTTTGTATTTTCTGGTTCAGTTGGTGCTTCTTGTGCTTCTTCTTCTGAAATTTCTTTAGAAGGAGCTGTATAATAGTCAGATCCTCTCGGGTCACCTTCATCGTGAATTTGTTGGTCAGTGCTAGGACCTTGTGGAATAATACCTGGGACAATCCTATAATTGCCGCCTTCGTTTGCTGCTACACTAAAATGCATTGCATCATCAATGCTAGTCCAAGCGCCGCCCCAGCCCAATCCAAACGATTTAGCAAGATCTCCTGTACCTTCTGGCATATCAGTAATTGGTGCATCTGCAGGCCTTGGGCTAAACAATCCATTTGGAATTCCTCTTTGAACAGGATTAGGAGGATTAATATCTATTGCTGCACCACTTGCATGAGTACTCCAATTACTAGATCTACCAATATTTCTTTTACAGTATCCTAGTAATGTTTTGATAGTATAACCACTATCTTCTAATGCATCAATAAATCCTTGGAAGTTTGGCACCCAAATTTCAGCAACTTGTGCTGTAAGTCCACGTTTTTTAGTAGTAATTGTACCAAGAGGACCGTCTCCTTTAAAGAATCTATTACAATAATTATCTGTAGACCTTTCTCTATCAAGCTCAAAATTTGCAATAGATCTAAGTTCTGCTGCACCTGGTATATTTTCTGGTGGAACAACTTCGCCGTTTATAATGACATCATCTCCTGTAGTTCCGTAACTGCTGCTTCCTGCTGAGCCGTAAATAGGAGTAGATAGTTCTCTATTTGACTTTGTTTTAGTAAATGTATCTGGAGTCAAAATTCTATCTGATGGCATTAATTGTCCTGGCTATTCTCTGTCAGTTTGAACAGGCTTGAACGATAGTGGATTTAAATTTTCGTGGTGTAAATACGGTTCATGTTGCGGAGCTCTTGTAAGTATACTTTCATACGGAACAGTATCTTGTGCGCCAGGAAAAGTATATGGTAAAACAATTTGCGGTAATGGTGTAATACCTTCTGCAGGTTTAGCTGCTGTCGCCGCTGTAGCACTTAACGCTGTAGTGGCTGCTTCGCCTGCAACTGCTTTTTGTGTATTCCAAGATATTTTGTCTGCATCGCCTGCGATTGCTGTTCCACCTATCATATTAATGCCGTTTTGTGCATCAAAATGTTGTGTATCTGCTTGCACATCAAAAACTCCTGTGACAGTAGAATGCTGATTGCCTTGAGTGATAGTGTCAAAATTTGACACACTTAGTATTTTTGTATTAGACAATGAATGTAAATTTATGCCATCTGCTTTGTTTAGATAACTTCCTGCACTCAAATCATTAATATTACTTGCGCTTTCTCTATAAAATGAATGTGCAGATTTTTGATTAAATGTTCCTTTAGAGGTATCAAATATATTACCAGCAGTTGTTTCTTGATTGTTTTCAACTGTGATATAACTACTATCATCTATTTTTACCTGACTAGTACCTAAAACATTTCTTTTATAATTGTTTCCTACAAGGATATTTGTATCAAAGGCGCTTTCTATTTGTATTCTGCCTGATTCAATACCGTCATATGTTTTTTGCCCATCACTGTATCTAGCTTGTGCTCTCATATTAATGTTTCTACCGGCATCAATATTAAAATCTCTTTCAGCCGTAAAATTAATATCTTGATTGCTCATAACACTAATGCTATCTTGTGCATGAATATCTATTTTTCCATCACTTGTTAATTCTATCCATGCAGTTCCTCTACTGTTTGTGATATAGATTAAGTCTTCTGAATTGTGTAAGACTATTTGATGTCCGGTCCTAGTTCGCAGTCTAAGTAATTCATTTTGAGGGATAGTTTCGTCGCCGCCTGCATCTCCGTTTGCTTTGTTTACATATACAGGAGGGCCATCTTCTGCGTGAGTAGCTCTGACAAATCTTTCGTCGCCATCATCCATTACAAAACTAGATCCGCCTAATCTATTGTATGGAACATTCGCTTTTCTGTCTACAGATCCTACATCAAATTTAGGATTATTTTTTCTTTTATCTTTAGGTCCAGGAGTGCTCCATCCAAAAACCATGCTAGGGAAATCTCGTCTAGCACTACTCGTTGTAATGCCGCGGGCTTCATCTAGAAGTAATCCTTGTACTTCTAAAATTTGAGTAAAGTCTTTGTTGTAAGGTTTACTAAAAAGCGTTGTATCTACCTTATCCCCAGTTTCAATTTTCTTATTGTATTCCCCAACTGGTAATTTTACTCCTCTAAGATTGTCAGGTGTATTTTCAGTAGTTAGGGTAGTAGATGCACGGCCATCAGGAACCATAAAGTTCATGTAGTCATCTTGTACGCATCCTATCCAATATCCAAAGTTTTTATTACCTTCTGCAAATATAACAAGAACCTTAGTTCCTATATCAGGCGGAACTGCCCAAAATCCATAACTCTTCTGGGTAAATTCATAACCATCATTATTTTGCACACCTGCAGATGGAGTTACTCCATAAAATGGACTTAGATATCTTACAGTTTCCAATTGGCCTGTTTTTTGAGGTAAGTTAGCGCCTTGGGTGTACTTCAAAAGTTCTACTTCTAAAGTTCCCATGTTGTTTACATCAACATTATTAACAATTATTGCTTCATAAGGAACACCTGCTTTAATAGCAAAAGAACTATCTCTGCTTGTGCGGGTATATGTAGTACCTCTTCTAGGATTTCTTGCCATTTATTATATTCCGCCTGTGTTTACCCAACTTTTTGATGCTTGCTTTGCTGCATCAATAGTTTTTTGTGCTTCATTTTCCACTAACTGCGTAGCTTCTCCTACTGCATCATCTATAGCATTAGTTAATTGATCTGTAATGCCTTCTTTGCTAAGACTGGCACCATCTAATATAGAATCCACACAAGGAGTAAAATCTGGTATTTTCTTACTAATAATTTCTATACCTTTGTTTACTGCGTCTTTGATATCGTCTACGCTGAACGGTAATCCTGGTGCCGACTCATCTTTATTAGTTTCTGCTTCGGTAGGAAGGGGATCTGGAACATCTTTGGGAACTAGATCAGGCAGTGTTTCTTGTCCTGATGGATTTGCTGCATCAGGATCAGACGGTGCTTCTACAGGAGCAACGCCTGCATTTGTAGCTGTGTCAGATGCTCCTACAGAACTTGTAGTAATTGGTGTAGCGGCTGCTGAACTAATTCCATGAATTAATATATCTTTAACCTTTTCGCCAGTTCTAAAATCATACCTGTCATCTAGTGGATCCATTCTTCCGTACACATAAGGATTATTAGGCTCAGGCAGTGCTAAACTATTAATTGGATATTCTCCTGCTCTCGTTTGCCTGTATGCACCAACACCTGCTCCTGCGGCTACACGTTCTACTTGTGCTCTATCACTTACTCCACTAACAGGTAGTGCTCTATTAGCTCCAGAAGTAGTTACATCTATTTCTTTTATTTCTCCAGTTCCGCCATTTTTAATATCTTCAAGTGCTTGATACAAATGATCAGGATCATGATTAGCTTTGTTTAAGCCGTCGCCTGCATAAAAACTTTGACCTTTTCTTAGATTACGTTTGGGCTGTCCACTATAAACACTACCTGCAGGAACATCAAAAGGTACAGGCATACTAGCAAATTCAGCGGCTAAAAATACCATAAACTGTCCTGTACTAACACTACCTGTTTTCCATTGATTATATCTACGAAATTTCTCTAGTCTCTTTATAATCATTGCATCTTGGACATCTGGAGAAAATACTGTCCGTAAAGGATCGCATCCTAAATATCCAGTACACTCTTCTACTACTCCTTTAAGCATTTGATACTTGCCACATGCACTTGATCTTCTACCAGCATCTAAACGATTTTGCTGATAAGCTTGGACTTGAGATATAGTCATAGATGTAAGTTCTGGTTCTACGTGTCCTGGCCAAACACTACAATAAGGATTGCTTCTTACAGCTTCGCCGTCTGCTATAAGTCTTAGTAATGCTCTATCTTGGTCTGAGACTGTAACTGCCATTTACACTAATCCCCTAAGTTTAATTGGAGAATTTTCTAATGCTTGATTCAATGCTTCTTGTGCAACTTCTAATTCGGCCTTTATCTGAGGCGGTGCAGTAAACAAGCTCTTAGATGGCGACCATGTTATTCCAGCAACAGTCACTGATGGTATTTGTGACATTAACGCATCTCCTGCAACTGTGCTTAAATCAGGAAATAAATTACTTGCTACATTATCTATTGCATCACCTATTTTAGTTTCTAGTTGTTCAAAAGAATTACAAGGCTGATCTGTGTTAGGATCTTGTCCGTTTTCACCGGAGTTGCCTTCTTCACTATTTAACGGATTATCATTTACAGTAGCGTCCGAATTTGAAGTTACAAACGTTCCTGATTCACCTTCAACTTCTTGTGCTCGTGATCTTACCATTCCAAGTTCTTGATAAAATTTACCACCTTCAAAAATATTTTCTACATCAAGAACTTGGAATATACCGCTAAACTCAGGAACTAATTCAGAGTACACAACGTTATCTCCTGTTATACTATAATCAATCGGTGTTTTGAAATTTACATTTACGTAAACTTGATTTTCTAAATAAGTCATGTATCCGTCCTGAGTAATTGACGGAGAATTAGAATCTCTTTCTCCAACAAAATTTCCTGTTTGTGTTGGAATATAATATGGATCTCCCATTATTGTCATATTTGCTGTAATTAAGTCTACGTCTGAATTTAGTAATCTATGGTGAAAAGTTTCCGCCAAGCGTTTTCTTATATCAGTAGTTCTACTATCACCAGTGATAGTCATTCTATTAGATTCTACTACTTGTCCGCCTCCTAATGCTTTTCTTTCACTTTGTGCATTACTTGTAGACGCACCGTCTTGCTCTCCTGTATTTTGGTATGTTTTTCTGTCGCTGCCTGCACCTGATCTTGCACCTTGGTTCATGCCAAAATTTGCATATGCTTCTTGTAAAAAAGCGTTGTTAAAGTTTATATCAAACTGCAATACATCATCATTTTTACCTGTATAAATGTAGTTGTATTCTTTAACTGCTGCTTTTTTGATGCCACCGCGATTAGGTGCAACAGCATTAGGTGCAGTAAAGCTTGCTTCGTCAGCATAGAATGGAACCACAACATAAACAAAAATTTTAGGTGATCTTCCTAATTTTTTTACAGTTTCTTCATTGGTATCAAAATAAACATGGGTATTGATTCTGTACATTTTACGCACACCATTTTCAGAAACTTCCTCTGCATTTTCAGCAGCATACTCGCTATCTACCAAAACTTTTTCAATTATTTCATCAACACGTGACCCTGTTGCAAATGATTTTGTCCTAGTCTTTTGTGCTGGAGCTGCTTCTGGATTGTTTACATCAATTTGATCTTCATTTTCGTCATACAAAATATCAGTATCAGGTACAGGTTGATTGCCGCCTTCTGCATCGTCATTCAGCATAAGTGATAGCCCTATAGGATTCATAAAATCTTTATTTCTAGAAAAAGCATCTAAATTTTGAAATATGCTGTTCTCAGAAACTACAACAACTTCTTCCAAAGTTTCTTTTTTTACAGCAGATTCTTCTGGTCTTTCTGCAAGTCCTTTTTCTATTCTGGTTTGTTCAGCAGCATCTA